AAGAATGTGGTGTTGAAATAGACGGCTTTTTCCTTTGTGATGATTGTGAAGAAGAAGTTTATGATGCGGACGACTACGAAAATTAATTAAAAAAAGACTTGACTTTTACAAATATTATTATTATATTATAGTATGATTGATAACAATAAAGGAAAAAATATGATTGAAATAACGACTGATACTGAAAATATTTATATGAGAGATTACCAAGATACTTTGGTAACGAGAGATATTCCTGTTAATTATGGGTATTATAATGATGCTGGTGAGTATGTAGAAAATGGAACTCTTACCATTACTCATTATAGATATGCTCATAATCCTATGGAATTGTATGAAGCTAATGTTAATCAACCAAGATTAAATCTTGATGATTATAATAATGATGATTATAATGAAGTAGCTCTTTACAAGGGTATTCCTATGAGATTTAGATTTAATCCAGTTATTAGAGAAATGATGATGACTGGTGGTTTTAGAATTAGGTATCGTGGTGGTAGTAAGCCACAATATGGTTATCGTAGAAGTCAATATAATTGTTTGGCAGAATACGCTGATACATTTGCTATTTATCCTAAATAGGTGTTAATATCGTAATCGTAAGAACCTATTAAGTTGTGGGTTGTCGATGACTACATATTTGGAATCGTCAGGGTTATGTAGGGTTTCACGAGATTAGAAACAACCCTTGTGAGTTCGGTGGTTAAACTCTCAAGTTTTCTTTCAGTCATATCACAAACAAAAAACC